AAGGTTTGGTGGAATAGATGTATTTGCTATAGACCCTACACATTTTCAAAAATCACGTTTGGGTAAAAAGAAATATACTCGTTATAGTGGTTATGTTGGTGAAGATGAGGCCGGAGAATATATTCGTGCGTTTGCAAGAAAATATCCTAAGAAACCCATCATAGTGATGGATTCTAGCACTGGTTGTATGCAATATCTTAAACATGGTAGTTGAAAATGATGAAATTTAAAGAATATCTGCAATTAAACGCAGATGATTCAATTGAACAGGTTATGGATGCCGAGTGGATACTTAAATCAAGGTCTTCATGGAAAGCCACAGATGATGAAGATAATAAACTAGAGATACATAATGATGGTCACGATCCAGAATTAAATGGAGAATCATGGTCGGTGCATACAAACACTTTTGCACCAAAAGCCTTTGCCTTTTTTTGTAAACAGTTTATAAAAGAAGCAAAACCATCAGAGGTAACTCATGCCAGATCAAGAATCTTTCCATAATCTTCAAACTGAAATCCAAACTTTAAAAATCAAGGATGAGTTTCGTACTAAGGAACTTGACGCTTTGATGAAAAAGTTAAGTGATACTTCCAGTAAACTTAATGCCCTTTCAGAAAATATTGGCCGGTTACTTGCAGGACAAGATTTACATAAGACAAGTGATAATGAAGTTCGTGATGAATTAAAAATTCTTCATACTCGAATTGGTGATCTTCATGACAAGTGTACAGAAATGATTGATAAAACAGAAACCAGAGTATCATCTGATATATCATTGTTGTATAAAAAAGTAGACTCTCTTGAAAAATGGAGATGGATTACTATTGGTATTGCTACAGCGATTGCATGGCTCTTAACAAATATTATACCCAAATTTTTATCTAATTGAACTTGACATTTTGTTTTGAATGTGATACAATTATAAGTAACACAATCAAAATAGAAATTTGTTATGCCTTCTTATATTGACACAAAATACGTAAATTTAGTTTCATCTAGACTTCCCCTTTTCAAGCGCAAGCAACAAGGGTTGTATAATTTCCGATGTCCTTTTTGTGGTGATTCTCAAAAAAGTAAAACCAAAGCAAGAGGTTATCTATATCAAAAGAAAACAGACCTTTTTTATCGTTGTCATAATTGTGGGCAAGGTAATACTTTTTCTAATTTTCTCAAAAAACTTGATGGTGAATTACACAAACAATATGTCCTAGAGAGATATAAAGAAGGTGTTACAGGAAAAGGCCAAAATACAGAAGATCCAGTATTTAAACATGAGAAACCAGTATTCCATACCAAGATAAATCTTCCCCGAATTAGTGATCTTGATGATCAACATTTCGCAAAGAAGTATCTCATCAATCGTGCAATTCCACCTCAATTTTTGAGTTACCTATATTATACAGAGGACTTTAAAGGTTTTGTTAGAAAGATAACAAAACGTGAGTATGATTTAAATGAAAAAGAACAACGAATAATAATTCCCTTCTTTGATAAAAATAAACAACTTATTACGTTTCAAGGACGAGCGTTTACAAATACTCTGCTTCGTTACATCACGATTAAGATGGACGAAGATTCTCCCAAAATATTCGGATTGGATCGTTTAGATTTGGAGAAACAATTTTATGTAGTTGAAGGCCCGTTTGACTCAATGTTTCTGCCGAACTGTATTGCAATGGCAGGATCAGATGTAAACTTGAAATCACAAATAGAGATTTCAAGTGCATTAGATAATCATACAGGAACGATGGTCTTCGACAATGAACCTAGAAATAAAGAAATCATTGCCAGGATGGAAAAAGTGATTGAAAATGGTTGGAATATTTGCATTTGGCCATATTCAGTTGCTTGTAAAGATTTAAACGATATGGTTCTTGCTAGTATTCAAGGAACAAGATTAATCGATATAATAAATACGAACACGTACAATGGTCTGTTAGCAAAAACTGAACTCGCTTCTTGGAGAAAAAAATGAACCCCACCAATCCCGCCGTCTTACCTAGTCAATACCAACAATTCATTCATCTTTCACGGTATGCACGATGGGATTATGATAAAAAACGAAGAGAAACATGGGGAGAAACAGTAGATCGTTATTTTACTTTTTTTCAAGAACACCTTAAAGAAACATGTGATTATGATTTAGGAAATGGATTGATTGAGGAATTAAGAGAAGATGTATTAGCATTAAATGTTATGCCTTCCATGCGTTGTTTGATGACAGCAGGAGATGCGCTCAGAAAAGAGAATGTTGCTGGTTATAATTGTTCTTATGCAAAAGTTGACAGTCCACGTTCTTTTGATGAAATCCTTTATGTTCTTATGAATGGAACTGGTGTCGGATTTAGTGTAGAAGTAGAACACGTAAATCATTTACCATTAGTTGCAGAAGAATTTCATCCAACTGATACAACAATTGTTGTTGCAGATTCAAAACTTGGTTGGGCAAAAGCATTTAAGGAACTTTTGAGTTTGTTGTGGACAGGTCAGATTCCAAAATGGGATCTTTCAAAAGTTCGTGGAGCAGGAGAACCATTGAAAACATTTGGTGGAAGGGCTTCTGGCCCACAACCATTAGATGATTTGTTTCATTTTGCATCAAGAAAATTTCAAGATTCGGCAGGGAGAAAACTTAAACCCATCGAATGTCATGATATTGTTTGCAAAATTGCAGAAATAGTTGTAGTGGGGGGTGTTCGTAGAAGCGCTCTTATCAGTCTTTCAGATCTCAATGACAGAGAAATGAGATTTGCAAAACACGGAGAATGGTATAAACTTAATGTACAACGAGCACTTGCAAACAATTCAGTCAATTATAAAGAACGGCCCGATGTTGGGACTTACATGCGAGAATGGTTATCTCTCTATGATTCAAAGTCAGGAGAGCGTGGTGTATACAATGGTGTATCAGCAAAAAATCAAGTAGCATTATTAAACGAAAGGGAAAAAGATGATAACGGAGGATATGTTAAACGAAGAGAACCTAGAGATGATTTTGGAACTAACCCCTGTAGTGAGATTATACTTAGAAGCAGAGAGTTCTGCAACCTTAGTGAGTGCGTTGTCAGAAGACATGACGATGTTGAATCTCTTAAAAAGAAAGTCCGATCTGCAACAATCCTTGGCACTTTCCAATCCACTCTTACCAACTTCAGATATCTCACAAAAGAATGGGAAAACAATTGCACTGAAGAAAGACTGTTGGGTGTCTCGCTTACCGGCATATTAGATAACCCATTAACAAATGGTAAAAAGAAGGGACTAGAACCCCTGTTAGAAGAATTAAGAAAGGTTGCATATGAAACAAATAAAGAATGGGCAGACAAACTTGGAATTTCACGGGCAGCCGCAATCACTTGTGTCAAACCTAGTGGTACTGTTAGTCAGCTTGTTGATAGTGCTTCTGGTATTCATGCCAGGCATAATCCTTATTATATCAGAACTGTAAGAGCAGACAACAAAGATCCTCTTTGTAAAATGATGAAAGGGGCGGATTTTCCAAACGAACCAGATGTAACCAAACCAGAACACACAACTGTTTTTTCTTTTCCAATGGAAAGTCCTAAAGGAGCAATTTGTCGTAAAGATATGACTGCAATTGAACAATTACAACTTTGGACTAAATATCAACAACATTGGTGTGAACACAAACCATCTATTACGGTTTCTGTTAAAGAACACGAATGGTTTGATGTTGGTGCATGGGTGTGGAACAATTTCGATTCAATAAGTGGTATTTCATTCTTACCTTTTAGTGAACATACATACAGACAGGCACCATATCAAGATTGTACAAAAAAAGAATATAATGAATTGTTAGTCAAAATACCAAAGAAAGTAGATTGGTCAAAATTGTCTAATTACGAACAACAAGATTATACGGTGGCTTCACAAGAACTCGCCTGTTCGGCAGAAAATGGATGTGAGATTGTAGACCTTTAATTGGAGAGACATGGAAGTTGAATTGGATGTAGATTGCAATAATTGTAATGTGAAATATACCATGATATACGATTCAGATGACATACGAACCAGACAGGAAGAACATGCATTCCATTGTGCTTTTTGTGGAATACTAATGGAACCTTATTATGACGAATTTTTTGAAGGAGATTGAATTTGTTGCAGGAATTGATTATTCACTAACATCGCCTGCAGTATGTGTGGCAGAAATAATTGACAATGAGATAAAATTTGAAAATTGCAAGTTTCATTTTTTGAAACAAAACAAGTCACATAAATCATTAAGTAAGATATTTGCATATGATTATCCAGAATATACGGATGACATTGAAAGATTTAGTAAACTTGCATCTTGGACTATTGAATGTATTCGGTGGTTTAATGGCCGGGTAGATAGAGTTTATTTGGAAGATTATGCATTTGCAGCGACAGGAAGAGTTTTCAATATTGGAGAGAATACTGGAATT